AGGTAGGTTCTTATTATGAATAACTCTGATTTTTCGAGCATCGGCGGCCGGCAAAATCTCTGCTAATTTATTAAGTGAAGACTTATCAGTAACGCCCTGTGCTGAAACCAGCACTGCTCGTAGAAAGTCTATCGTTTCATTGTGAGGTAAATTTAGTCTTTCTTTCTGTATTCTCGACGCTTGCAGAGATTCCATGTCTGCAGGAGTTAATAGTTTTATGTTTACATTTAGCTCTGTTGTGGGCAAAGTAAAAGAAAAGGTATTACTATCGCTAAGGTACTCCCAGTCACCTCCACTGCATGGCTGATAAGAATTTTGGGCGCTTTTCTCCAACATGCTTGAAAGAGAGACACGCATTTCATATTGATGACCACAAGAATTACACGCGACGTCAAAATCAATATTGTTACCATATCCAGTTTTTCTAGCTGACATGAGAACTGCAATTTTGTCGCAGTCCATTAGATCCTGAGCCCGGATGCCGGGAGTAATCATGATAGCGTCAATAAGTCGGTCAAATACGATACCTTGCTGTATAAAACTATCATTTATCATAATGTCTTCTTCTGCAGCTGTTACTGCTTTTACTTCTACTTCTTGTATACCTCTAAGTGGGCTACCTTCATTGTAAAGATGACCACCGCTTGGGAGTCTTACAATTTCTGTAGGTACAACAAACGATAACCCAAAAGGATTATCGTTCTGCTTTACTATTTGTGGTGGCGGCGCTACTTCTTCTGTAGCAGTCTTTTTTTGTGGAACCTTGATTCGGTTGCTATTGCGGGACATATTTCCTCTTTATTGCTATATGTTTTTATTATCCTTCAGGATTGAAGCCTTCTGTTCTATTGAAAGTCCAGATGTTTGGCAATCCTGACGTTATCTTACCGGCTGGCAAGTCTTCAATTGTAGCATAGTCATACTTGATTGTGACAGTAAGATTAAGGAGTTCATCAGCACTATAATCTAGAGTATCAAAATCCGCAGAAGTTATTAAGGGATTTTTCACAACCCAAGTCTCAAGGAATTGGGTGCCAGATGCATCAAGCTGGCGGATCTTTATTTCATTACCCAGTGCCTCAACCATGCCTTGCTTTGAGATAGTTGCTGCTGCAGCTTCCTGATAGTTGCTTGGAATAACATATCCAGAATTTTCCAAGATCTTGTAGAGACTTTTTGTAGAATCAGGCTGAACCGGATCAACAAGAGTAATTTGTATGTCTTCCCAAGTCACGCGGCCGGGATAATTGAATTCATAGTTCAAAAATTGATGCGGTGTTGTTGCTACTGTATAAGAAGGTTTCTTCACACTCTTTATAACAAACTGTGGAACACCTGTCCAATACAAGAGCCATCTAAACTTCCGCTTTGGCTCTACTGATTTATCACTCCAAAATGCCATATCATTAAGTCTCCTATTAGTATATATTACTCTTTACAAAAAATCAACTATCAATCGTCAAAAGCTGCACCAGTTTTTGTGATGACAAAATCTACAGCGATAAACTCAATGGCTCTTGCGGGCTTAAGGAAAACCTTTGCGTACATAATGTTTCTATCAACAAGATCTGGTGTAGTTGTTGTATTATCCAAAACAACCTTGAAATCTGTCAAGCCTAACTTTGTTTTGACCTCTTCCAAGAAAGGCACAACTAGGCCTGTAAAACGAGCCCAGGTTGCCGGAACATTCTGGTCAAACAAAAGCTGACTTGCAAAGACTGAGATTTGCTTTTTCACAAAGATCAAAAGACGGCGGACGTTTATTCTATCCAGCGCAGATGGCGTCATTTGCAGAGTCTTCTGCCCAAAGACAACCAAGCCCTCTGAAACGAAAGATGCGATTGGATTAATACTCGCTTCGTATAACCTATCACGTTGTGAAGAGAGTAGCTGCTCTGAAACCTGCAGAACTGGAAGACCTGCGTTTCCTTCGTTCAAACCACCGCGGTTGAATCCAGCTGGTGCAAACCAGATTTCGTCTCGCTGCTCTGTATATCCCATAACACCGAGTGCAATAACTGAAGGTGGGGCCCACACATCGCGGCCGTTGATAGTATCTCGAACCTTTACCCAAGGATAGTATGTCGCGCCGTAACTAGAATTTATCTGCCGGGCGATAAGACTCTTTGCGCTCTTTTCCGGTGTAGTGCCATCAACCCTATCTTTGAATGAATTACAGAGTTTTTGGGCAGGCGGCACATAAACATCTTTAAGGTCTATGATTGCAAGGGCATCGGCTCTTGCTTCGCATGTCTGAATTAGCTTTGTTGTTAGGCTGTCGTTTGTGACTCCTGGTATCACGGCCAAATTCATCTCTAGAGTTTCAGGGTCTTTTATCAACTGTATTGCTCTATCGATTGATGCATGCGCATAGCTGTTTCTTGTTGTTGAATCAGGGCCAGCGGTTGTTCTGGTTGATGTATGATCAGCCATATTGAATGGGTCGGCCTCGGTGATATCAACACCATCGAATCCACCGGCAAGTGGCATCGCAAACGAATTCACAACTCTCAAAAGCTCTATCGCGCCGCCGGAACTTGTTAGCGATGTATAAGCTGAACCGTCGCGTTGTGAGCCACTAATAAAGTTAACAGTTGTTGGGTTGTAGTTAGTAAGATCTATACCAGGAGAAGTTGCACCGTTGATAACTACTTCATCGAGCGAGAAGATATAACCATGAGGACAAGCAGTTGTCCCTATTCCAGTCTTCTGCGGGCCGACATGTCCGGTGAACGCAGAAAGCCTTCTAAGGTAATCCTTCGTTCCTCTGTTTGTACTAAAGTAACTAATCTCGTTTGTACCCGCTGCTCTGTTGTACGGTGTGTGACCCATTACATAGCTAGCTGCCAAATCAATGCCCAATGAACCAGTTGTTACATGTGGGGCTGTTGGCCAATTGATTATTAGATCGGTGGAGCCAGAGATGATCACAGACCCTGTTACCCAATCTCCAGCACCGTCAAATGAGGCAGTAACATTAGTGGCATTACTCAAAGATTTAGGCTTTACTGGTCCGAGATAGCCAAAAGGAACTGATCTTGGGTTTGTTGGACCAGCTTCTCCAACCTCTCCGCCCATCTCGACTCTAATATGAGATGAGTTATTTGGATAATCTCCATATACCCTATTCCTCTTTTGGACTGGGTCCCACTCAAAATGTTGATCCCCGATCCTTCTTGCAATAAAACCATCAGAATTAGGGTTCAAATTTAAGTTTTCAAAACTATCGACAACAAAGATTTTATCAGCCTTCTTCTGCTTCACAACAACATCGAATCTACCAAAAGCATTTGGGTCGCCTGTTTCAGCAATTTTTATATTTTCGATACAAACAGATACGTCATTTCCTTGCTCGCCTTCTTGAACAGCATGGAACCTGAAAAGCTTTTCTAAGTTCTCTGGAGCATAACTACTGGATTCTCCAGTATACTGGGGTATGACCCACCCAGATACTGCTCCCGACAACTGATGGTTTGCAGATTTAAAATTTGCTAAGTTGTCTTTTAGGGACGCGGCAAAGACCAACATACCACCAGTGCCTGCGCGTCTAGCTACCTCTTCATAAGTTTCTTCAAAAGTCTCACCCAGCCAGTACTTTTCATTTAGAGTGCCGGCAATGACCGTGCTTATTTCGGAATTTGTTGCAACCGGGTTCGTGTTTAGTCTGTCTCTTATATAGCTTGAACCCTCTCGAAGAGAGACTTTCTTTCTAACTGTGGTTGAGCCATCTGTAATTGCAACCGTGAAAGCATCATTTGAAATTTCCACTGCCTTTACACCGTCTTCACCAGAGCTTGATGCAAAGTTGTTTGTAATACTAGGGTTCGTCAGATCGTTGGCCATTGTACCTTCGACGCCAACTTTCAAGCTGTCAGCTGTTCCATATATAATACCGACGAGTGAAGCTGTTACAGCGGCTGAAGCCGTTGGGGCGGCAAAGAGGCCGAAAGCCACATTAGCTTCCCAACCAGCGTGGCCGGCGTCACTTGCATCATCACCCTGAACACCAAGCAGACGAATAACTGTAACAGGTGAATTTATATCAGCTTTGAGGTAAGCCTGAGCAGCGTAAGGAGCATACGCTGTCGCCAAAAGACCGTTACCATCCCGCCATGGATCTTCACCCTCACCACCCGGGACCGGTTCGCCAAAAATTTCAACAAATTCCTGGAATGAACTAACCTTCACTGGCTTCATTGCTGGGCCGCGACGCGTTCTACCTATAACTACTGGGCCTATTCCGCCTGGAATTTTTGGTAATTGGCTATTATCAATCTCGCTCAAAAATACACCAGGCGAGACGAACTTGAATTTCTT